TTTTCATTCACAAGGGCTTGCTCAACAATGTACAAAATTGAGCCCACTTCATTTGGATTTGCTGACATCTTCATAGCTACCTCTCGGTGGTTGACTGCTGGAACACGCAACTTAATGGAATTTGGAACCTGTGATGTCATGTATGCTTCACCAATGCGCACTGCAAACTCAACACTCACATCGTTATGGTGAAATGGGAGAATTAACCCATGGTGTTCATCTGTGCGTATGTATCCAAGTGATGAGTACTGGCCTATTGTCCGAAAACGATGCGTTTCCACCAAGGATTCGTAGTAGGGTGCTAGATGTGTGTTTCCTGGTGTGAGTAACAACGGCTTAAACAATTCATACAAGCGAGTGGCTATGGTACCGTCTCTGTTAACCATCCACACCATGTACGATAGCTGCATCTCAAATCTAGCTGCTGTACGCACCTGCTCCGCTGTGATCTTTCCGAACGTATGCTGGTCAACGCCTTGGAGCACTGGTGCAACCCCTAAACCAAAGGCTAAAAGTGCTGCTTCAGTTGCTGTGACCTCATCTAGTGCAAATGAGGCATCTATGTCATTTCCAATCTTCCTCGCATATCCCATCTTCATTCGTCCAACACGTCCCAATCGCTGAATTCGATCTGACTTGTTGATGAGTTGTCGCTTAACTGTGATCATTCGATTGTCACTGTCGATGCTTGGAACGATCTTGAACCCAAAATCTACGACAACGTCCGCATGAATATTAACTCCATTCTGGAGGATGTTTGTTGCTAAGATATACTTCTTCTCAGAGCGCATAGCTTCAATGTCATCCATCAGACTCACTTTGTTGCGTAAGTGCCGGCTATCAGCTTTCAGAACTCCAAGCTTTGGATTCTTACATAAAATATCTGCTGATTCATCAATCTCTCGAAAGGACGTTAAGAAAACAATTATTACATCTCCGAGTGTTGATGCATCATGTGCCGTCCCACGCCCTTGTTCCTGCATGAAGGACCTATGATCCATGACTGGCCATGTCTTCACATCAAGCCCTTGCTGCGTTTGCATGTCACCATTCACGGTGTTATTTGTGGCTGTCAGCTTCACGAGTTTCCCATTCCACGCAGTGCTCTTCAACCAGTTGTAGAAGACTAACATTTCAGCTGACGTTTGGTGGACTTCATCAAACAGGATATACTCGTACTCCGCCAGATTGTGGGAATTGTTGTATAAGTAATGCAATGCATACCCATACGTTGTCACAGTGATATTTGAAGCTGTCATGACACGATGGTTCCGCATCATTGCACTTATGCTGATGTTCTTAGTGGCGAGCATGGAATCTTGCAAGTTGGTTACTAACACTCGAGTTGGTTCGCATATCATGACTCGCCCATTGCGTGCTAAAGTTGCTGGGAACGCCGTCGATTTGCCACACCCAACGTGTCCAATTATAAGAAACTCAGTTGACTTGCTTGCTTGGACTTGAGTTGCTATATCTCCAATCGTTTCCTTCGTCATTGTTAGCTGCACGTGATTGCCATCAAGTGGTGCATATCCTTGCTGCCCTGAGA